TTATTAAATCTTTTAGTATTTTTTTTCAAACCTTTATTTTTCAAACTTTTTCCCATTTATAATATAATATAACAAAATAATAATTATATAAATAAAAAATAATAATTATATAAATAAAAAATAATAATTATATAAATAAAAAATAATAATTATATAAATAAAAATATTTTATATGCTATCCTTAAGTAATAATGAATAATAATATCTGGGGGCCGTCATTATGGCATAAATTACATACAAAATCATATAATTATCCATCAAATCCTCAAGAAAAAGACAAAGAAAATATGTATTTGTATTTTTCAGGATTAGGTAAAAAAATACCTTGTGATGTATGCAAATATCATTATAAAATGAATATGATTAATAAACCAATAATAAAATGCTTAGATTGTAAAGATGATTTAATAAAATGGGTAATTGACTTACATAACTCAGTGAATAAACAATTAAACAAACCCCAAGTGAATTATAACCATGCTATGAAAGAATATAAAAAAAATTGTATTAGATTTAATAAAAATAATAAGGTTAATTCATATAATATGAATAATAAATATACAGAAAAGTGTCAAAAACCTATACAGATAACTATAAATAAATACCAAAATGATTGTAAAAATAAAGGATATTTAGATAGCCATAACAAGTATATTATTATTTCATTGATAATAATAAAGATAATATTATTTATATTTATGTTCAGGAAACAAATAAATATATTTTGGTAATGTATAAAATAAATATTCATGAATAAATGTCTTAAAAATACGTTTGAAGATTTACTCAAAAAAAAAAAAATTAAAAATGAGTATTGGCATAATTTATTTTCAGAAATAACTGATATATTATATAAAAATGATACAAATTTAGATGATTTAGAGGAATCGTATAAACATTGGCAAAAACTCAATAAAATATTTAAACAAATTACTAAATTATTAAAAAAATATAATATATCTTTTAAAGATTTGAAAGAATTATTTCATTCGTGGAATAAATTAAAAATAGTAGAACTATATAATAGTGATTTTAGTAAAACATCTTATAAACTCAAATCAGAACAATATTCAAAAAATAATATAAGATTTTCCGTAAAAAGTAAAAATAAAAAGAAATCATTAAAAAAGATAAGAATTGATAATTGATTTTTAAAATGGTAATCTTTTATCTTATTCAATTTGTTCAGCAGTCTCTTTTAAAAAGCATAAAGTTATTGCTATAATTTTTTTATAAATATGCTTTTCTGTAGAATCTGGAAATAGATCAATATCACCATAAAGAGGTATTTTATATTTACCTATATCTACTATATCATTATTTTTATTATACCATTCTTCTACAAATTTATCAATTCGGTTAATTGTATTTTTACCCAGACCATTATTACAATTATCAATATCAAAATGATTTCTTCTTGAATGTAAATTATTTTCATTATATTGTTTAAGTATTTGGTTTTCAACTTGTAATTCAGATATTTTTTTATCTAATTCAGATATTTTTTTATCTAATTCAGATATTTTTTTATATGAATCAGAAATTTTTTTATATGAATCAGAAATTTTTCTTTCTAATTCAATTATTTTTTTTGAAAGTATCTCATTTTCTTTTTGAATATCTGCTTGCGTAAGAATATCATAATCTCTATCTGGAATACAAAGTTTATTACCCATATCCATTTACAATAAATAAAACCACAGTATAGAATTTTAATTAACATAAAATCAATTCAGTGTTTTTTTAATGAAAATTAAAATGAAAAAATAATAATCTAACGGTGATATATTCAAGTGATATATTCAAGTGATATATTCGAGTGATATATTCAAGTTATATATTCAAGTTATATATTCAAGTTATATATTCAAGTTATATATTCAAGTTATATATTCAAGTGATATATTCAAGTGATATATTCAAGTTATATATTCAAGTTATATATTCGAGTTATATATTCAAGTTATATATTCAAGTTATATATTCGAGTTATATTTTGTTTGATAATTATCTGGGGGTCAGTATACACTTCGGTGTCCAATCCATTTTTTTAAATATTTAATTAAATTATTAAAAAATCGAAATCTAGAAATATTTGTAAGAGTAAATTAATTTATTTTAACAGATTCATTAATAGAATTTTTAAATGAATCAATATTAATCAAAATATCAATTTGTTATATGAAAAAGTAAGAAAATATAAAATATATGATATAATGTGTATTGACAAAACATGCATAAATCATTACAAAAGTGACCCCCAGATATAGTATAAATGAGTTATGATATGTGTTATAAAACATATTCACAAGAAAAAATAAAAGAAGTATTTAAGAAATATTCCGGAATTTTTGCCATATCAATCAAATGCGTATATGATAGAAATTATATGATAAAGGTGAAATTAATAGTGAAAGATTGTATTATTTTTAACAACAACACATAACAAGTAAATACAAAAAATAAACTTATCATTATGAATAATGTGAGTAGTCATAGAAATAAAAAAATACAAGATTTGATAAATATATATTTAGTATTCTAATAAAAACCATTTATTGGTGTCAGTTGGTATAATGCAAATATTAGACTCTTCTGTATTAAATAATTGAATTTTGATTGAATAGTTTTTAATATTTTCTGGATTAAATTTTTTATGCACAAAAGAATAAGTAATGTTGTAATCATTATACCAAAATAAGAAAGGTGATATATTAATTTGTTCCTCGCGTTTTTGCATAATTTGAAAATAATGATTTTTCAATTTGTCATTTGTAACGAAATAGCAACCTTCATTCAAAAGACAACCGTATAACCAAAATAAATCATCATCAATATTGTATGGTGTTTTAAATAAAGAATTATGCGCAATCCATTTATCAATTATTCTTTGTTCATAATTATTAATATTATTGAAATGTCTTTTATGTAAAATAATTGAAACATTCAGATTTTTATTTTTATAAAAACTATAAGCTTGGTCGATTCGAGTAAAATTCATATTAGTACTATTTTTTGAATTATTCATATATCCAATATTTGCGGCATCTAGAATAATTTTCGGTTGATTTTTTTTAAGATATTTACAATATTCCTTGAAACTATTATTTTTAATTTTTTCATTGATTAATTTAGAGAATAAATCAAGCAGAAATTGTTTATCAACTGAATTTATTATATAATTTCCAAGTCTTAAATTTTTATAATTACTATTATTTTTATTGACTTTATTGACTTTATTGACTTTATTGACACTACCATTTTTATCCACAATCACTTTTTCTAATGATTTTAGTTTACTACATAAAATATCTGGAATATTTTCAAATATTTTACTGATATCGTATAAAATTTCTTGAAGTAAAGATTTATAATTATGTTTAATAGCATAATTAATAATATGAATGTAATCACTGTTCATTAGGATAATAAGATTATGTTTGGATATAGTATAATATTTCGTAATCTTTTCAAAATTGTTAGAATTTAAATAAAATAATATCATGGGTGATATATTTCTTTGTTTAATTTTAAAATTATAAAGTTTGAGTAATTCAAATAATGACTCTAAATTAGTATTAAATGATTTAAGAAATATATCTGAATTGTTAATTTCATAAAATAAATCAGAATATTTTCTAATAAATGTAGATAATAATGATTCATTTATATATGAAACATCAAATGAATTGAATACTAAATTATATATTTCAAATAGTTTATCTACATTTGAGATATTAAAAACCAATTTATTCATAATATGAGTTATAAATTTTTTATCAAGGAGTAATGTATTATCGGTAATTATTTTATTAAATACCATATATATACTATCAAAATCTTTAGTATTTTGATACAAATTAATTGATTTGAAATATTGGTGTTTTTCTTGAGATTTTGACATATAAATTTTAAAAGGGTATTAATTATTTAATATAGAAAACCAAGTATTATTTAAATAATACTAAACAACTCGTATAAATAATTCAATTTTAAAATTAAATTTGAATTATTTATTTAAAGAATAAATTAATATATAGTAATATATAGTTATGTTAAGTAATGCATCAGTTCATTCGAATACTCCCCATATACATCAAAGAAGTATGTTGCGTGATGAAAAAAAAACAACACTATATAATGAAAATAATAAATTAATTTCTAAAGAAGAAATTGAAAATATTTTTAAATCAAATGGTTTAAATATTAGTATTAAAAATTTAAAGATTTATGAACAAGCATTTGTTCATAAATCTTATTGTAAAAAAAAGGATACTACACATACAAGTAGCGACGAATCTTGTGAAAGTGACAAACCAATAGATGTACTTGAATTGCAAGGAGAATCAAATGAACGATTAGAATATATTGGTGATGCTGTAATCAGTTCTGCTTGTGCAAAATATTTATATGACAGATTTCCAGAACAAGATGAAGGATTTTTAACAAGAATTCGAACAAAAATAGTAAATGGAGAATCGTTAGCAAAATTGGGTAAAGAAATAGGATTAAGTAAATTTTTAATTATTTCTAAGAATGTTGAAGATAAAACTAGTGGCAGAGATAATATGCGTATATTAGAGGATACTTTTGAATCATTTTTTGGAGCAATATTATTAGATTTTAATGAAATAGATTTTAAAGAATTTATATTTGATTTTAATGATTTAAAAAGTGAAATAGTAGATATAAAAAATGTAAAAGATAAATTGTTAAAAAGCAATAAAAAAGAAAACAATGAATCAATAAATAAATTATATGATATAATTGAACAATTTGAAAAATTAATAAATACTGATTACTCAAGTAAATTAGAAAATGTATTATATTCTGGTCCCGGTTTTCAGATTGCTGAATCATTATTTATTAATATTATTGAAAAATATTTATATTGGCCGGATTTAATTCTTAAAGATAGTAATTATAAGGACCAACTTTTAAGATATTTCCAACATGAATTTCAAATTACTCCAAAATATATAGAATCATCAAATGATGGTCCAGCACATAAGAGAATGTTTACTATGTCAGTATTAGATATAAATGGTAATATATTGGGTACGGGAAGAGAACGTTCAAAGAAAAAGGCTGAACAATTGGCATCAAAAGAAGCATTAATAAAATTAAACTACATAGGAAATGAAAGATATTAAAGTAATTATATTATTTTAATTAATTATAATATAAATTATGATTAAACAAATAAATTAAAATATTAATAAATAAATAATGGATCAAAAAAAATCAGAAAATCAAGCTGTTAAAAAACCAGTTAAGAAAAAAATAACAGTTAAGAAAAAAGGACAATATAAAGAAGGTGTTAAAAAAAAAATAACAGTTAATAAAAAACACGAAGGAAAGAAAAAGATAAAAATTAAAACGACAAATAAAGAAAGTAAAACAAATATACATATACCATTACCTAGATCAAAAGATCAAGGCTTAATAGTTAATCAAAATGATAAATTAGCAGTAGTAAAAAAAAATAAAAAAATAAAAATACCTGAAGTAAAAGAACCTAAAATAAAAGTTATAAATGCTACAAAATTTAAAAATACTGGTAAAGAAAGTCGGTCAAAAAAAATAAAGGAAGGACTTTGTATATTTCCGTTTAAAGAAAAAAAAAGAGGTCCAGTTTATACAGAATGTGCTGAAAGTCCAAATGGTGATTGGTGTGCGACCAGTGTAGATGATGACTTATTATTTAAAACATTTGGTTTTTGCGATTATAGTAAAATGGTTGATAAACACGAAGAAAGTAATGAAAATTCAGAAGAGATGAATGTACACAAAAATAGTAAAGAAAATAAAAAAAATAATGGGGATATACAAGAAAAGGTTAAAAATAAATCATTAATTTTTGATACAATAAAAACTAAGAAAAAGGCTATGTCCGATAATATGATATTAAAAACTAAAAATAAACCAAAAATAATTGATTTGAAAAAGAAAGCAAAATCTGATGATGCGATTATTCGTAAAAAACTATATCCACACTACCATTTAGATGATAGATTAATAATATCTCCGGTTTTTTCTAAATCGGTTGAGAAAAAAAAGAAAATTAAAATTAAAATAGTTAAAAAAACAAGTCCAAATGTTAAAAGTGATAAAATAATTCCCCAATCTTGGGTACTACCTAACAGAATGCCTTTTAATAATTGGATAACAACGACATTTGGCAAATATTCTAAAAAATCAAATAATACTACATGTGAATGTGAAAATAAAGAATTAAATATATATGAAGTTTCGGATAATGAATTATTCAATCATCAACGTATGGTAAGAGATTATATGCAAAGGTACAGTCCTTATAGAGGTATATTAATATATCACGGTTTGGGTTCAGGGAAAACCGCATCGTCTATATTTATAGCAGAAGATTCATTAGATATTAGAGATATAATAGTACTTTCTCCCGCGTCATTAGAAGGGAATTACAAGTTCGATTTAAAAAAATGGATATATAAAACTGAAAAAGCTTGGAAATTCAAAAAATGTAAAATGAATAATAATATAACACAAAAATTTCAAAAAGAGAAGAACTTATCTATAGAAACTATGCGTGAATTAATCTCATCAAATAATGGTTTATGGTTAGCAATTAATGAAAATTTCGAAAAAGATACAAGCAAGTATACGAAATATTCTGATTTATCAAATGTAGAACAAATTTCTATTAATTATCAAATAGATAAAGTTATAGAAAATAAATATGAATTTATGCATTATAATTCTCCAAATTTTAATAAAAAACTACAAGAACAAATAGATAATGAAGATAATCGTTTTTCCAATAAAGTTCTAATAGTTGACGAGGTTCATAATATAATATCGTTTATGGCTGGAAGTGGTTCGAAAGCAGGACCGAAATTATTTAAATTATTAATGGAAGCCGAAAATTGTAGAATAGTATTCTTATCTGGTACTCCCGGTATAAATTCTCCACACGAAATAGGTATATTATTGAGTATTTTAAGAGGATATATAGTTTCATATAAATTCCAATTAAGTAAAATAAAAGGAAACTGGGATAAGGAAATAGATACATCAAATGTTACAGAAATACTTAAATCCATAGATAATGTAGATCAAGTAATTGTAGATAAACAAACATCTATGTTTGAAGTTACGAAAACCCCTATTAATTTCTCAAATATGAGAGATGAAAGTGATTCACACCTAGGTGTAAAATATGATACTAAAAATAATTTTATTGAGAAAAATAATTTTTCGAGAAATATCATAAAAAAATTAGAAACTCATGGATATAAGAATAATAAGAAAGATATTGAAAAATCATATACTTGCTTACCTACCGAAATGCAAGAATTTTTAGATATGTTTGTCGATTTAAGATATTTGGATAATATTAAGAACGACCCAATCAAAAATAGTGAATTATTTAAAAGAAGAATAAATGGATTAGTATCTTATTACAAGGGTGCGGGAGAAGATGTATTCCCAGATATTGTAAATCCCAATCCAGAAGACAAAGTAATTATGGTTCCAATGAGTGATTATCAATTCAGCGAATACGAAAATGCACGTTCAATCGAAAGAGATAAAGAAGGTGTAAAACCAACAAAGGATACTAAAGCAAAAATACAAAAACCCGATGCTTGGAAGAAATTGACACAGAAAGGTAAACCGGAAAAAACCGCGGATGCTCTATTTAAAAACACCTCATATTACCGTACGTTTTCGAGACAAAGATGTAATTATGTATTTCCTCCAGAAATAGATAGACCTCTTAAAAATACTATTAAAGAAGTAATTCAAAACACGGATTTCGAAGATGCTGAACAAAATAACAATGCTGAAAAAATTATGGAAGCTACATTAGAACGAGCAATGGAAGAGTTGGAACAAGATAAAGAAAAATATTTAAGCAAAGCAGAATTGGAAAAGTGTTCTCCTAAATTTTTAAGAATATTAGAGAATATTGAAAAATGTCCTGGGTCTGTTTTAGTTTATTCGTCATTTAAAACGTGTGAAGGACTAGGTATATTATCGTTAGTATTAGAAGCTCACGGATTTGTTAAATATCAATTTAAAAAAGAAGATAAAGATTATGTTTTGGATATAAATGAAGGTGACGAAGATAAACCAAAATATTTAAGTTATAGTGGTGATGAAACCGAAGAAGAAAAAAGATTACTATTACAAGCATTTAATAGTTCAGATAATTTATATGGTAATGTTGTAAAAATTTTTTTATCTTCTCCATCAGGGGCAGAAGGAATATCGTTATCAAATGTAAGACAAGTTAATATATTAGAACCATATTGGCATAATGTAAGGATTGATCAAGTTATGGGAAGAGCGGTGCGAATATGTTCACACATTAAATTACCTAAAAAAGATCAAAATGTTGAAATATTTATATATATAAGTAATTTTACTAAAAGTCAAATAAGTAATAATACAACTATTCAATTTCAAGATGATTCGAAAACTACTGATCAATATATATTAGATATTGCAAATAAAAAACAAGTTGTAATGAGTAGAATATATACACTAATGAAAGAAGCTGCTTTTGATTGTGAAATTAATCGAGGAGAACATATGGGCGAAGATTTAAAATGTCTAAAATTTGGGAATAAAGTAACTATGGATAATAATACATATGGTACAAATCTATATTCGGAAATGAAAGATACTGAACTAAGTAAAGTTGAAAAAAGATATGTAGTTGAAGCAAAAGAACTTAATATTAGAGGTAAAAAATATATGTTAGATAAGAATCAAAAAACTTTATATGATTATGATTCTTGGAAATCTGGAAAAACTTTTGAAATTGGTAAAATAGTAAATAAAAAAATAGTATTATTCGTATCCGATGAAATAATAGAAGTTACTGATGAATTGCATACTAAACTTTTTTATAATTTAGAAACTAATGAAATATTTAATAACGATGGAGTAGTATTAAATAAATTCAAAATATTGAAATATAAAGGGGATACATACTTTATTGATTTACCAAAAAAAATAATATATGATTATAATTTATTATTATCAAGTAATAAATTGAAGCAACTTGGTTCTGTAACTTTAACTAAAAATAATAGTATATTGATCGGTGAAAATATAGTTGAATGTAAACACGAAGAAACTGATAATTATATTTATTTTAATTTAGATAATAAAACAATTTACGATAATAATGGTAAAAATTTTATGAAATTAACTTCTACAAAATTTAAAACTAAAGAATATTTATATGATAAGAAAACACAGAAAGTTTACGATAAACAAGAATTATTAACGAATCATCTTCTTAAACTTGTAGGTAATATTATAAAAACCGAGAGTGGTAAAACTAAAATAAAATTGTTATAAGTTGTGGTGTATTAATAATATAATAATTTAAAATTGATATAATAATTTAAATGATAATATTATAGATAATATATTATGGAATCGACTGATAGACAAAAAAATACAGATATTATCTTAGATAAACCATTTATAAGGAAATCTAATGAAATAAGTGAAATTTGTACTAACGATTCTATTAATTTTAAAAACCCCAAAGAAAAGTCAAAACCTAAAAAAAAGAATAAAAAATGCGCATTTTGTAAAAAAAAATTAAGTTTAATAAATTTTGAATGCAAGTGTAATAAGGTTTTTTGTACAACACATAGATATCCAGAAAGTCATAATTGTAGTTGTATGGAAGAAATAAAAAAAGATCAAATAGAAACCTTACGTAAAAATAATTTATCATGTGTTTCAAAAAAAATTACCAAGTTATAAACATTTAATATCGTTAAATTTTTTACTTTTTTTCAATATTATTTTTGATATAATAATTTAAATGATAATATAAAAATTTAAAATTGATATAATAATAATATTTATTATGAATTATAAATAATTATGCATAAATATATTTATTATTTCAAAAATAAATTAGAAGAATGTGATAATAATTTATTAAAACTATTAGATATACCTAAAAGAATAAAATACAATTTTTATATAAATATTGATTATAACTATGAGAATAACTCTAAAATAGGTTTTACCATAAAATATAACCATATTATTGACAAGAGATTGATAAATATAGGCAATTTACCAGAAGAGTTAGTGCACAGAATATATAAAGAATGTCAATTTGTTGTAGTATTTAATTTCGAAATATATTTAGTTGAAGGTTTCCCATTAACACCACCAGTTTTTTATCTTAAGAATCATAATACAAATCGTGTGGAAATAATAGAATATATATTGAATAAGATATCTGATTATAACACTATTAATAATCTAAATTGGAATCCAGCAATGTCCAAAATTGAAAAAGAATTATTATCATTTATATCATTTATTGATATTTATAAATTAGTAAATAAATTTATAATAAATATAAATAATGGTTAAGTGTATGGTTTATTTCATAATTTATTTAAGAATAATATTTATTTAAATAAAATATATTAATTTTATAAATTAATAATGAAAATAACTTTATTAAATTTGGTGGAAGTTCTGTGAGATATGGAATTAATGAAATAATAGATATATTAAATCAATGTAATAATAAGAAAATTGTAGTATTTTCTGCGTTTTAAGATATAACTAATTATTTATGTGAGATAAGCAAATCAATATTGTATAACAAGAAAATTATTTTATATGATAATATTAAAAATATACATTTGAATATATGTGATGAAAATAATTTATCGTTTGATGATAAGAATGAAATTAAAAAGATTTTATTACAACTTAAAAATGATATAGATAGTAATAAAAAAGAAAATATAATAATAAGTTATGGCGAGATATTAAGTACTACGATTATATCAAAAATTTTATTAAAAAATAATATTAAAAAATAATATTAAAAATATGGTAATTGATTTTAAAAAATTAATTATTAAAATGAGAATGGTGTAGATTATGATAATACAAAGGTTAATATTAATAATAATTTGATACCATTTTTAAATGATTATGATACTGTAATTGTTCCGGGATTTATATATACAAATGAAATAAAGAAATAGATAGTTTAGGAAGAGGTGGTTCAGATTATACTGCAACAATTCTTGCAAGATTAATTGATGAAATAAATTATGTAGATATTTATACTGATGTTAACGGTATTTTAACCGGTGACCCAAGAAAAATAAATAATACTGAAAATATAGCTGAAATAAATATATCTGAAATAAAGGGATTATCATATTTTGGTGCAAAAATAATATATTCATTATCACTCATACCATTATTTAATAGTAATAAAGATATTTTTATCAAAAACACATTTAATTCAAAAGGTGATTATACAAGAATTACTAATTCACAAACTTTTGATAATAATACTTTATTAACATCTATAACAAGTTTAAATAACCATATACTGATATGTATTTATGGTGCAGGAATGATTGGTAAAGTTGGGTTTTTATGTAAGATTTTAAATATATTAATTGAATTACAAATAAATATACCTTTCATTACACAGGCATCTTCTGAACAATCTATATCAATTTGTGTATCAGAAAATCACTTGCAAGATATTAAAAATAATTTTGATATTTTGCTTAAAAATGAATTAGAAAAGAAATATATTGAAAATATAAAGTATAAAGATAATATTTCAATAATAACAGTAGTTGGCAACGGTATGATAAATAAACCTGGTACTGTTGGTAAATTATTTTCTGATTTAGGAAATAATGATATAAATATTCTATCTATATCGCAGGGTTCAACTGAAAACTCAGTAAGTTTTATAATAGATAATGAAATGGAAATAAAAACTTTGAATTTACTTCATAAGTATTGTATAAAATAGTTAAATATTATTTAAATAATTAAACATTAATCTATATAATTTGCTATTGATTTTCTTTTACACCCTTGAAGATTTAAAACCGCACAGATTTTAAACTCTAAGGTTTATCCTTTGCTGGATTATGTAAATTTTGGTTATGTTGTATCGTCTAATACAACTGATAAATTGCTTCTACATAAATAGTCTGGTCTTTCTTTATTCCTTATATAACCTTTTACTATTTTGTAAATATTTGTTGCACCATTACAATCTCTATTCCATACATTAGAACACTTCTTACAAGTAATCAACCCATGGACTAAATTGAGATTTTTTTTATATGGTTTTGGATTCTCCCGAACTAAAAACTTTTTACAATCACCACCCTCGCATTTTGAACACTTACAACTTGTTCTAAATTCATCTACTAAGTATGTTTTATAACCTTTTTTTCTGAATAATGTTCTTATACTTCTGCCTTTTATTGGTTCTTTGAATTTCATATGTCGTTTTTGTTCGTAATCTCCAAAACATACTATGGTTTCTTCAGGACTCCCAAACATTTTTTCAAATCTATTTATCATTTTATGTTCATTTTTTTTTCTATTTAAGTATCCATTTAATTTTAGTTTTCTAAAAATGAATTCACTATAAAAATTTACTAATAATCTATTTAATTTATTCTTATGTTTAATATATTCTAGGAAATTATTAAAATCTAAAGTTTTTCTATTATATTTTGATAATTCTGTTTCATATTCTATTATTGTTTTACCTTCTATATATTTATTTTTAAGTTCTAAAATAATCTTACTATATTTTTTACTTTTTGTTTCTTTTCGTCGTTGGTCTTGACTATATCTAAATTTATTTGCATATTTATCTTCACCATCTACACAATATATCAGATCATTCAAACCTGGGTCAATGGCTACTATATTTTTATCTCTTATTGTTTCATAACTATCTAACATATCTATATACTTTTCACCTCCGTTTGTATTAATTGTCTTAAATCTTTTACCTACTAAATCTTTTCTTAATAATAAAATACTACAACTTATTCCATCTGTTTCTATCATATGATGAAATGAATAGTTTTTTTTAGAAAAACATTGTCTTTCTGTTCTAAAAAAGAAATTCCATATTTTATCTTCATTATTTTTAAGATTACCCTTGAATAAATAATCTGATTTATTACCATATTTTTTTGTTAATAGACTATGAACTAAAGTAGTAGTATCAATTCTAATATGTTTTGGTATTATATCATTTCTCAATGGAAATGGATTATAAATAGAAACCCCTTCTTTTTCTATTTCTTTCATCATAAAAATCATACAAGGTAAATAACCCATTGGGGAACATTGTATATCATAATAAATATTATCTTTCTTAAATTCTCGATTTGGTAGTATATTTGTTTTTTGTTTTGCAATCCACTTATGATAAAAATCTTTTGATTTGAAATTATTTTCTACATTTAATAAATCATATTTAATCTTTCTAAGTTGGTTATTTAATTGATGTATGGCATATTCTCTTTCTCTTTTAGTTTTTTTAATGTTCTTAATCTTTTGAGTTAAAAATTTCTTTTTCCACATAATATTAACATATCTCTCTAAATATTCTATAAAATGTTCTTTAATATTATTTTCATACATAGTAATTATATCAATAGTTAAATAGTCTAAAATAGTATTCATATGAGTATAATCTAATTCCTCATCTTCCATTAGGGGTTTATAAAACTTATTAAAGAAAGGGACTAATTGTTCTTTCAATTGTTTAATTTCTTTTTTAGGGGGTCTTCCACTAGATTTTTCCACACAAACAACTTTCAAACAAGTATTAATAAATTCTTTATCTATTTTAGGTAAAGTAGAATGTTTATCATAATAATCAATTAAATATAACTTAATGAATTGTAATGAATGATACACAATTTTATGCGATTTAATTACTAAGTCATTTATTTTAGGTTGATTAATACTAAAATTTTTAACTACATGCTTTAATGGAACTTTAACACATTTATAAAAATCTTTAATTTTGTCAGGTGGTTCTTTCTTCTGTTTCATTATTAATCTAATAAAAAATAATCTTTAAGTTAGTTTTTATTTGTTGATATTTAATGTTTTAATTTTAAAAAATTGAAAATAACAAATACATAAAAATATATTAATTTATAATGGCTAAATTTCTAAATACCACCGGTGTATCATATCATTTAGAAGAACTGATTAAAAACACAAAGGATAGATTAATTTTAATTAGCCCTTATCTTCAATTTCATAAAAGAGTAAAAGATAATTTGGAAAATCTAAATATTCAAAAAAGAGATATTCGAATTATCTATCGTGAGAATAAACTACAAGTAGAAGAAAGCAATTGGCTTGAAAGTCAAATAGGTATTAGAACAAGTCTTTGCAATTCTCTTCATGCCAAATGTTATATGAACGAAGATGAAGCAATTGTAACCTCAATGAATTTATATTCATTTTCACAACAAAATAATGATGAAATGGGAATTTATGTTAAAAAAAAAGATGACCCAGAATTATATAACGATATTCTTAATGAAGTTCAAAGACTTTTAACTATAAGTGAAGAAATTAGAGTTTCAGTTAAAAAGGTTGACAAAGAAAAAAAGCAAAAAACAGATGAACCAATTACAAAAATAGTTGATAAGAAAAAAACGGTATCGAAACTTTTAACGACTAAAGAATTATCAACATTAACAGGTATTACTAGTCGTAATATTAACTCTTGGTTAACAGAAAATAAGTTTATGTATAAAAAGGGAGATGATTGGATAACTACTAAAAATGGAAAAGAAATGGGTGGTATTGAAAAATGTGGACATTATGGGAAATTTGTGGTTTGGCCTCAAGATATAACAAACCATATAACCGTCTAATTATAGTGTCATTCTTAAAAGTTTATCTTATTTGTTATAATATTAAGAGATTAAATGTATATTTAACACTACGAAATCTTTCATTATCTACTTTCAAATAACATACTTTTTTTTCTAATTTATACTTTATTTTAGTCATATGTTTAATAATAGTTAACCAAGGTCTTTTACATTTTTCTGGATAGACTAATCCTCTAATTAATCTATAAGTAAAAAAAGTTCTAATCCTCCCAATTAAATCCATAATTTTTTCTTGTTTTTCAATATCATTATCTAAGTAGTAAAGCATAATTGAGTTTTCTTTATCTAGATCTAGAATATTTATAATTTCATCACACAACTCTAATTGTTGTTTATGATATAATTCACTTTTGTGCCTCATCTATATACCTAATAGTTCATATATTTAAGTATATATCATTTATATATTTTAGGTCTTCTTCTTAATGTAGATTTTTTTATTTCATAATTTTTATATTTATTTTTTTGATAAGCATATTTGAAATAATTAAAATAGTTTTGTGCTTTTACTTTATTTATAGATTGCTCTACTTCTATTTGTAGTTCATCGAACTTTAATACCTTTTTATTTAATTTAAGATAATGTTTTATTTGATTAAAAAACATTTCAATAGCATTTGTTTTTGGTGTATAAGGAACACAAAATAGAAACTGATTACCACTTTTAAGTATAGCTTGTTTAACATAATCATTTCTATGAGAACCAGCATTATCTAAAATTATAAGATTATTACTATATTTGTTAAATATAAACTCATCAAAAAAATCTACTAACCTTTCTTTAGTCATACCACCTTTTTCATAAAGTTTCCATCCAATACATTTAGAATTATTAATAGCACATAACAAAGTAAATTTACGATATAGATAACTATCATCAGTTTTTACGATACATCTATTACCAAGATTACAACGAGAATATTCGGGAATCATAGCAGGTTGAATCGATGTTTCATCAAGTGAAATAATATCTTCAATAGGAAAAGTTTTAACTTTATTATAGAATTTATTAAGTTCTTCCTTCTTATTGATAGTTTTACCATATTTAGTTTTAGGGAAATGTTCATGTCTAGTTCTTTTCCGTGTTTTATTTTTATCTCTAATAACTTTACCTAAATGTTGAGGTGTTATATTGAAATCTTTATATTTATCTTTTATAAGTTTAGCTAATTCAAACATAGTAATCTGTTGATTTTGTTTTAGTAATTGTATAGCGTATTTAACCTGTTTATTGGTTATTTTATAAGATATTGGATTTCTATTATTTCGAGAAAGATTGTTAGTATTTTTATATTTATTAACCCAATCTCTAAATGTACTTTTTTTACATTCAAATATATCACATAATTTATCCATGCTAATATCATTTTTAAAATAATATTTCACAGCTATAAGTTTGTGATCAATACTTTTATGTTTCATATATTATAGCAATATATTTGTGCGGTTTTAAATCTTCAAGGGTGTAAATAATTCAAAATTGTTTCTGCATCTGAAACTTCGTATGGGTCTGCTTCTGAATTTTGAATAAAAGGTTCTTCGATAAAAACCTTTTTAATTATACAATTATCTATTAATGCCGAATATCTCCAACTTCTTTCCCCAAAACCTCTCTCAGAATCCCAAGTACATGACATATCTACACCTCTAGTAAATTGACATGCACCATCCGGTATGAGTTTTACTTTAGTAAAACCTAAAGAATCTGGAGTTTTGTCTTCAACTAAACCCTGTTCAATTCCCCATTTTCTCATTACGAATGCATCATTAACTGATAGACAATACACTTCATCTATGCCTAATTCTTTAAAAGTATCATATAATTCTTCATATTTTGGTAAATGAGAGGCAGAACAAGTTGGTGTGAATGCACCAGGTAAAGAAAATAAAATACACCTTTTATTTTTAAAATAATCATCAGTTGTCATATCTTTCCAAATAAAAGGATTTTCTTCGTTTATAGACTCAGTTCTAGTTCTTGTTTTAAAAATAACATTTGGAAGTTTATTACCTTCAGTAATAGGCATTTTATAAAAATATAACTTTATATATCTTTAAATAATTAATATATTGAAATATATTACCCATTTTTTGATAAATAATATTTATATAATATTTAATTATATTTTATAAAAATTATAATAGTTTAATATATGAAGAGTATAAATATAAAAAAATTACAAAATACAATTGATAATTTACATAAAAAAATAATAAAAATAATAAAATTACCATTAATTACTTCCAAAGAAGTGAATCTTCTTAATAGATTAATGGTTCAAAAATATAAATTAAGGAAATTAATTGAAAAAAAACTGATAATTTCCAGTAAAAGAAAACATAAAAAAAATATAAAACGTAAAACAAAAAATATAAAATAATTATAAATTAACTCAAAATAATCTTATTATAGAATCAGAATGAATAATTATAATAATGAATTATTAAATATTATAGTTATATAATTTATTCAATTTATACAATTTATTCATACAATTCATTCATACAATTCACTCATACAATTCATTCATATAATTCATTCATACAATAAGTTTTACCGCATAATTGTCTATTAATACTTTCAGAACCCATATCCATACCGCAATACACACATGGATTTGGATTATAACTATAATACCCCACTATAATTTGAATAATTTCATTACTTAAATTTTTTTCCCATATTTTTAAGGTTTCATTGACAAATTCATAGTCTGAATTCATTATAAATAATGCTGTTTATTGTCGTTAAAATAAATTAATATTTTTTCAATTTTTAAGTAAAATTAATATGATATTTGAACTTTTTCAAATTTATATGCAAAAGCTTCTTTATTTGCATTAGCATAATTACTAATATCAATTTCAACTAATTCAATAACATATCGTAAATCTTCAGGAAATGATTCTACAAATAAATCTTTATATGTGTCATCAATTGTTAAACCATTATTCGTTGCAATAACCCAGGGGTTTATATACTCATTATGTATACAAGCACATTCCCATGCTAACCAGAATTCAAACAATGTTACTCTGCAAAAACCTGGTTTTGCTAACATATTTTTTAAGATGGCTGTGTCAATATATTTTATATCTTCATTTCCGTTAGTTGCACCTTCTTCTTGTTTATAAAGTCGTTCTTCGAATATAAAAATTAATGTTGTGGATCTGGTAAAATTTTTTGAAATTTCTATAATTTCTTCTCGTTCAAATAATCTTAATAATTTACTTTTCTTTTCATTTTCTAACTTACTTAATACTTTTTCAATATCACAATGTGAATTTTTTTTTAGTTTTTGAAATTGTTCACTTACTACATTATTACTTTCCATTGATTTTTTAAATTCTACCTCATCATGAGTACCTTCGATAAATTGGCATAAATCATTATAATCGTTTTCTCCAGCCTCACTATGAAGAGTATCTTGGAATGATTGGGTGAATCCTACAGCACTTGTGAAATGAGAACCGTTTGGGGTCCCTTGCTGTTCTACTGTCTCCTCTGCTACTGCTCCCTGTCCCTCAACCGTTGATTCTACACATTTATTTGAACTTAAAGAAAGTTGTAAGAAATCAATAAAATCTATACGCCGTTTTTGAAAATCAAAATTTTTGATTAATAATATATCACTGATAAACCCCCACATTATCATCATCTGATTTAATTCTGGTGTCCATTTATCATTCATTAGAACAAATTTATCTGAAGTTAACATCAGCATCGATGAAATAAATTCCCATGATTTATTGTATTCATCAGATAATGCGAGATCATAAAGAGTGTTACAATTTTTATTACCTTTGCAAATATATTGTGCAAAACCAGACATCATTTCTCCCCCTCCTGCAAATAAAACTATTTCATTTTCTTCTTGTATACCGGATTCACGGAATAATATATCAAAATTAAAATATGTTTTTTTACTATTATCAATAGTGGAATAATATATATAACTTCCTAACATACCATTCATAGCATCAGCAAAAAAATTTTCAAATTTTTGCTGAATTCTTTTAATATTTTCATTTGACCTATTTTTATATAATTCTAATAATTGACAAGTTACATCATATATTACTTTATTATCTTGAATACAATCCTTTATAACCGAATCTAAATAATTAGGAATCAATTTTATAATAGTTTTTTTATCACTTCTATATTTTATATATGATGCTTGTCTAGATAATGTTGAATGTCGCTCTGAATACCCGATAGTAGGTCTTAAATTATTAGCAGTGAAACTTTTTACTCTATTGAAAGCTGGGGGCAGTTGCTCTTGGTTACAATATACAGGGGAAGTGGCCATACGACTCATTGAGCCCCCTTCAACTATACCCGATTTTTTTCTTTTAGTATTATTCTTTTTTTTTACCTTTTTTTTACTATTTCCTCTATTTCTAACTAATTTATTCTTTTTAGATTTCATATTATATATATATATAATATAAATTAAAAATATATATAATATAAATTAAAAATATATATAATATAAATTGAAAAAAATATTTAAATTGTAATTATAATTTAATATATTTAATATTTTTATTAGTAGGTGGCCAACATAAGAAATGCATTGGTACATTTCTCCCAAAGAAACCATCTAATGAATTGTCCCCTTTATTCCCATTCCCAACCATTGAATGAGGGTCCCATGCATTCTGGTATAGAGTATCTTCAGAATCTAATATATGAGGAACAAAACCTTTACTTTCAAATGATATATTATATTTACTAAGAAGCAGTGAAATTTGTTTAGAAATTTTATTTTCAACATTCCCCATTATTCCAATTGAATTAGGTATATTCTTATGTGAAAATCTATCAAGTGCTATTTTTAAATGCTGGAATATATGCATTTTTCAAGAAATCAAATGGATAATATTTCGAAAAGTTTCCACCACCTAAATAACAAAGTACTATTTTTTTTAATTTTAGTTCTGCGGCACATTTAAAAAGGATTTCAAATGAATTAGCCATATGTTCTGGAACAAATTCAAAGTCAATTTCATTGAAGTATTGAAAATCTGGTTGACTTTTTGAATCAAAGGCTAAACCGATTGAATTCATAATATGAATATCAAATTCTGAATTTAAAACAGGACATCTACAATATATACCTATTTGTGGTGCTAAATCATCTGTATTTTTGAAATAACTTGTATATCCAGATTCAGACCAACCCATAATTTCTTTTAATTTTTTAACGTTATAATGCTGATTATTACCAATATTCACTAGGTCTCTTCTGGTTGCCAACATCTTTGCAACTTTAATATTACCATCTGTATAATATAGTCTTACTTTTTTAGAAAGTGTATTCCATTTTGGACTTAAAACTAGTTTTAGCGATTCTTTAGGAGGTTGAAAGATATGAGGATAACTATTAAATATCTTTTCTGCGATAGTCACCATAATTATTTAAATTTATATATATAATTTTTATTAAATTTTCAAATTTTAATTTATTTTTATTAAAAGATACAAATATAGTTAAAAAAATACAAAAATTTAATTTATAAAAAATTTAATTTTTTATAAGATTTTACTGATAAGAAATAATAAACATTAATATGTTCATACATTCATTCCTGAAAAATTTATCACAGGAATAATGGGAAGTATACAGAATGAATCCATAATTAGGCTACTCGATATGATGCAGAATGGGGGACACCCGTGTAATTATTTGCCAGAGAAAATAAATAAATGTAAACAAAAGTTAAAAGAAGAGCTTGATGCAATTTTAGAAGATATTATAAATATTTTTAAAAGACCACCTAAAAGTGAAAAAATGCTTTGCAACAATTCAGAGAAGCAATAGACTTATCCCAAATTTCTGAGAATATTTCTGACAAATTAAATAAATCAGAATTACAATATATCAGAAATTTGATATTTAGCCCATTTGGTAGTATTGAAAAAAAATAAAGAAAAAAAGAATTTATTTCAGTTTAGAACCCTTATAAAGACAGGTACAAGAATTTTGGGACACTACAACTATTTTGCGGATGATGGTCAGAGCGTATGTATAAATTTGGATACTGGTGAATGTTATTTATAATTTTATTATTTTACTTATTTTAATTTTTTTTTTAATCTTAAATCAGTTGAATGACATTTTCTACAATTTTTAGCTCTTATATTTAATCTTGCATAACATTTACGGCAAACCATTTTTTCACAAAGTTTTTTTTGTGCAAGATTTTTTAATGTTGGGTCAATCATATTTTATCTATATCATTTATATTATATAATTATTTTATATAATATTTTAATTACGGTATATTATATAATTATTTTATATAATATTTTTATTATGGTATATATAATACAATAAATTTTAAAAACTTTTAATTATCTTTATAGCCATATCTATTTTTTTTTTTTTATCCATCAGTTCTGAACGTTTAGTAGATATTTCTTCAGATTCGGACAATAATTGATTTACATTAATTTTTGAAATATTTTTAAATAATTCAGAATATATACATTTTTCAGTATTATTTATAAAGTAATACATGATTATCTTAGGTATTTGGTCACACGTGTTAATAACAACTGTTTTAAAATATTCTACTAATAATTCTCTTATTATACTGGGACCAACCATAGTCAAATTGTGTTTACTTACAATTTCGTTTAATTTATTTAAAAAATCTAGATTATCTGTCCAAATATAATTCTCTTCTATTAATATTTTTTCTTTAATTTGATTATTTGATGGTAACATATGATTATTCAATATTTTATTTATCTCATCTTTCAGAGTATCTGTTAAATTATTAAACCTTGATATAGATTCATCTAATAATATATTTTCTATCATTGAGGTTATTTCCACATAGACTTGTTCTAAACAATTTATAGATGGGTCCAATAAAGAATGTATAGGTTTTCTAATATGGTCCTTTAAACAACATTCTAATACTTCAATTGGAAAAGTATTAAAAGACATATGATTTCCGTCATAATTCGAAATAGCATTGGATATATAACTATCGGGATATTCGTCTTTTGAAAAGGGGTTTATATTTTGTAAATTCTTTCGGTATTTTATAAAAATATCTTTTATATTTCTACCGGTATTTATGTTTTCTCCTCTCTTATTCATTGCTTTTGAAAAATCTCTACAAAAATTTGCAATTAATATATGTAAATGTGATACTTTCGTTTCTTCATTTTCTGGCAAACTAGGTCCCAATGAATACAACGAATTGTCAATTGTATTTTTTTTTGAATAAAGTTCGTTCAGAATACTCGGTAAATATTTTCGGATATTATTCACTAAAATATTGCATAAATTATCAACTAAATTTTTATTCCCAAATCTATTCTTTGTAATAACTTTACTATAAATTGGATGTTTATTAAAATAATCCATTTCATTATTAATAGAATCAATCAAGGACAATGAAGAAATTTCATTTGGTCCACGATTTTTAACTGCGTAGTACCCATATTTAAATTGTAAATCTTTTGAAATATTATTTGATAAATAATCAGTAATATCTGTACCAGTATTCATTAAATCTATTTTAGTAAATACGCCAACAGTTCTAACACCATTCTTATCATATTTTTTTATAAGTTCCAATGTTGGATCTGCTTCTATATCTGATCTTGCGGGAAGGACAGCTAATATAATCGAACGTTCATTATCAATATATTTAGATATCATTGTTTGAATTTGGTCTTTAATATCAATTGGCTGACCTTTATCTGTACACGCGACCATAGTAATTCCCGGTAAATCAACTAAACTTAAATTTGGAATATTTGGTGAATATAATTTAAGAATAATAGAATCGTGTGAAATATTCATACCCTCGCCTGCACGTTTCACAGTTTGGTTATTAATTTCTTTACTTATTTCATCAATTTCATATTGTGTAGGATTAGGTAAACTTAAATTAATTTTATTTTCTATATTCCATTTACCATTGTTATAATTTCCAAATTCCGCATAAGATTCTTTTTGAGTTTGTGTAAGTTGAAGATTAAGTGGGGTTCTTGTAACCATATTTTTACCAACTGGCATAATATCCATCGAAATTATACTATTTAACAGTGAACTTTTTCCAGAACTTTGAGTACCAACAACTACTAATCTGGGTGGGTTAATAAATGACTCTGATGTATTTGAATCAAATATTCCACTTAAAATATTACCAATTTGTAATATTTCATTATTAGCAAAATCTTTTAATATATTTTGTTCATTTGTATATATTAATGAGGATATGTTTGAAAGTGAATTATAAACGGTTTTTACCATAGTTGATGTATTATTTTCTTCGCTTATCATTAATCATATATTAGAAAAAAAAAATTTAATTTAAAAAAATATTTTAATTAATTAAAATTTAATAAATTTATTATAATTTTGTAAAAAATATTTATTACTCAATTTATAAAAAATATTTATTACTCAATTTATAAAAAATATTTATTGCTTAATTTATGATATATTACATATTTAACGAATTTTTCATATATTTATAAACATATATAATTTAATTAGAAAAACTTAATGCGCCAATACCACCCATTATTTTTAAAACATTATAATTTATAGCATAAATATTACAATTATACAAATAATCAAATTTCATATTAGTAGATCCAATAAAATCTGAATCCGGAGGAGTTAATAATTTGGATCTTAAATGTACTTTATTTATTCTAGAAAAGTTACATGTTCCACTCGGTTGATGATTTTCCGGATCAAATGAAAAAGAATAGTTATATATACCATCTATATTATTGGAAGTACCTGTATGATATTTATATGGTTGTAAATAATTAAAATAAATAAAATCTTGGTCAGAAAAACGTTCTTCTCCATTGAATATTAGATTCGATTCTTCCATTATATTTTTTTTATAATGTTGTATATTACTTTCATCAATACTTGGATATTGATAATTATAACCATTAATGTAATTACCGAATTCGTCATTGTACCATGATAAATTCCAAGGAGATATTTCCGTATTTCTCCAATTAGTATAATTATTCCATTGGTTAGTTTGTTGTTTATCATCTCTCGAAAATGTCCATATAAGTTCTTTTACTGGATGTTGAAATAATAATAATAAAGATTCATTGGAGTAAAGTCCCGAAAAATTTTGAGTCTGTACTTGTTCAATTAAATATTCGTGATTCATTAAAGCAAATTTTTTTCTTTCCTTATCATCCAAATATATAAAATTGATCAATAAATGTGGGTCCATCTCCCATAATATATCACTATTGGCAACACTTAAAGAATTTTTTAAAAACTGATATATATCAATGTTTTTATCTGATAAAAATCCAGAAGGTCTTGTTCGTATTCTCCATAAAGGATATTTATTTGTATTATCCTCAGTAATTTCATCAATATAATTTTTTAAGTCAGATTGCCAAGGAGGATTTCTCACCTTTGGTATATTATCAACTCTTGTGATTATAGTATACCAATCATAAACTTTTTTTAAATTTATTTGAATTTCTATTTCGTGATATTGTAAAGCAATTAATGGTAATGCCAATCCAGTATTTTTACAAAACCAAAACTGCAAAGGCACATAAATTTTTCTTCCCAATATACTTGGGACTGATGAGACACTTGAATTACTATTTAATAATTTTCTCCCAGGATATAATGGTTTATCCCTCGGAGTTTTATACCACCAAGGTAGTTCGTTTGGTGGTCTTGGGTCTCCCAATCCTTGTGGAAATGATTTGGGAAAATAATACCAATTATTTTGTGTATTAATATATTTATATTCACCTGTTTCACTATTATATAATTGTTTAGTGGGACCTGTTGGAACAAAACCAGGAGGACTTACCCAAGAGAATGGTCCATCTAAAGGTATATTATTAAATCTTAATTGTTGAGAACCATTATTTGCTTTAGCTGGGTCATATAATTCTGGTATATTTCCAATTAATTTATAATAATTGTCTTTTTTATTTTTATTTAGAGTTAATTCACTCCATATTGTTAACCATTCGCCATAATGAATATCTATTAAACTGCCACCAATAGTAATAGATATATAATCAATTATAGAGTTTCCTAAGTTTTTAATCCATTGAAATTCATATGATTTATTTAAATCATCTATTGTATTAGTGGAGTCGAATTCATCCAAGGGTATGGATTCGCTATATATATCGGGAATTGTAAATACAAAATAAATATCATTCATCAAATCCGCGACTCTGCTTATTTTACACTTATATAATGTATCCGTATTCAATGATTGCTGAATAGTGCCAGTAAAATCTTGTCGGATTGGTTCCATAGCAAAATTAGTATGTCTTCTATAGACAATTTTAAAATATGTTATTTGCGGATTACCTATTAAAAATGTGTCTTGACTTCCATGAATTGTTAATTGTAATATTCCCCCAGCCATATTTTAAATAATTATTATTTAATATATATAAAAAAATTATTTTTAAATATTATATATTAATAAATGTCTTTATTAAGTTTAATTTTTATATTATTATTAATAACATTCTTTTCATTTCATTTATATGAATATGATAAAATAATTAAAGAATTGAAAGAGATTCGGTTGAAGTGTATAACATGTAATGTTTTGAAAAAAACGAAAATATAAAGTATTTCTATAAATATAATTAAAGTATTTCTATAAATATAATTAAAGTATTTATTAATTATATTTAAATTATTTATTAATTATATTTAAATTATTTATTAATTATATTTACTTAAATATTTATATAAATATTTAAGTAAATATAATTAATAAATATTTTATAATGTCGCAAAAACGAATCTTAAAAGAACTAAATGAAATTAGAAAAGATCCACCTACTAATTGTAGTGCGGACTTGGTCAATCAGGGTGATTCGTATACGTGGGACGCTTCTATTATTGGACCTCAAGGAACTGTATATTCTAATGGTATTTTTAAATTAAGAATTTTATTTCCAACCGATTATCCTTTTAAACCACCAAGTATAAAATTTAATAATAAAATATATCATCCTAACATTAATTCTCAAGGTAATATTTGTTTAGATATACTTAACACTCAGTGGAGCCCTGCTTTAACTGTATCCAAATTATTGTTATCAATATGTTCTTTATTAGATGAACCGAATCCACTTGACCCATTATGTCCGGAAATAGCTGGTTTATATTTAAATAATAGAAAACAATATGATATAAATGCGAAAGAATGGGTATTAAAATATGCAAGTTAATAATATTTATGTAAAATGTAAAAGTAATATTATATATACTGAAAGTAATATATAAGGTATATAATTTTTAAAACTTTTATTTTTGATATAATCTTCAAGTTCCATTATTTTTTTTTTACTAAGTAAACATTTTTTGATAATATATTCCTGAATATTATATAAAGTTATTGCAATAAAAATAATAATAATACTTTTACTAATTAATATTCCCGGGTATCTATAATTATTATTTAAAATATATAAAAATAATAATATAGTTACTATACATCCTATATATGAATGTATAAAATGATTATGAACCGAATTATTTAAAATAATATATTTATCTATCATTATATTAATAAATTATATTAATAAATTATATTAATAAATAATATTAATAAATAATATTAATAAAAATTAATATAATTTATTTACTCAATATACTTCACACCGAGAATTTGATGAAAACCTATCTTGGATATTAGTGAAAATAAAGATATTATAAATGTAAAAATTCTTAAAGAAATTTGTATATTTTAGAAGTGCATTATATAATAAAAAATCAGAAAATTGAAACTTCTTATCACATATTAATTTTACATATACGTGGAATAATATTTTTTTTAAAAAGACTAAAGAAATGTCATTTGCTCAATTAAATCATAAAATACCTTTTATCTTTAAAGATTCAAAAAAAAAAAAAAAATTTTTTTAACATGTATTTGTCCCACAAAAAGATGCCAAGACAGAAGTTGTTACTGAACCATCCATGATAACAGTGTCAGATGTTGATAGCACTGCTCTAGTTTCAAGTGATGCTGATACTACTACAACTACTGGTCATGCTTTGGGTATTGCTGTTCCTACTTTATGTAAACCTGAAACACACCCACAAGTATTATCTGACACACATATGTAAGTATCCCCTATATGAAAGGTGGTTTTCATACATCACTAAAATACGAAAGTAACACCACCCCCAAGTTATCTTGAAAATATAATATTATCTAAGAAAAAAAACTATCAATGAATATATTAATTTAATTATTTGATATGATTAAATTATTAATTTTGCTATAATAATTATTAATTCAATTTATAAGATTATTTTTTAAAATATTAATTATTTTTTTCCAATTTCTTTGAAATATTTGATAATATTTCCGCAATTGAATTCCCATCAGAATCAGTAAATAGATTTGTCATTAAATTTCCCAATTCAGTTATTTTGAAATTTACGTTATCAATCGTTTCAGTTAATCCCGCTTGTGAAATTTCACATTCTAATATATCATCACTTTCAGCACTTATTTCGCTAGTATTTTCAATATTATCCAAAGAAATATTATCAACTTCTTCAATATTATCATCTAAATTGCAAGAATTAAGGATATTTTGCATATTTATATTTTGACCATTTAAACCATTTTGTACTGAACCTAAAAGTGTTGACATCAAATCACTAAATTCTGAGGTTTGAGTCATATTTTCAAACATATTCGTAATGTTCGGTTGCCCATCCGTGGATTCATCCGTATTTATAATAGTTTCTTGTTCATTATTTTCTTCCATTTCTTAATAATAAGTTATTATTAAGGAATATTTAACGCAAAAATTTAAATTAAATATAATACACATAATTAAAAAACTTAATTAGAGTAAGCTAATCCACCCATACCACTCATTACTCTTAATACATTATAATTTGTAGCATAGACTCTAACTTTTCTGTCTACTACATCACCTCCATTAGCAACCCAACTGTGAGTACCAATATTAGATCTGTATAATGATAAATTAAGATTTGCACTATCTATTCTACTGAAATTGCATGTTCCACTAGGTTGATGTTCTTCTGGTTTAAGTGCGAATGAATATAAATATATATTATTCTCACCGGGACTATGATGGTTACTGTGATGTTGGTGTTTTTGTACCCATTTAAAATATCTCCCAACTCTTCTTTGGAAACGGTCATGACCATTAAGTTGCAATACTGCTGATTCTGTTTGATCGGTCATGCTTGTATCTTTAGTTCCATTCAACCACGAAAATCTATCATCTGGATTTACTCTACCCGACGATACATGATAATCAGAATTAATTTGACTTTGGTCTGGATCGTTTTCTACTACCCAAACTAATTCTTTAACTGGATGATTTAAGTCTAAACTAATATTAGTATCTGTAATATTTCTACTAACAGAATTAGCACCACTGAATTGAACTTGTTGGATTAAGTATTCGTGGGAAACTTGAGCAAATCTTCTTCTTTCGTCGGTATCTAAATAGATATAATCACAGAATAAATTACAACAACCAATGCTTAAATTATTAACTTTATTACCTAATTTTTTTACTCCTTCAAATGAAACTACATTAAGTAAATCTTCGACATGTAAATTAATCTTAACTTCGTGATACTGTAAAGCAATTAAAGGGAGTGCCAGACCAGGGTTATTACAGAACCAGAATTGTAAAGGTACGAATAATCTGAGACTATCGCCATTTTCATCATGTTCACAGAAAGAATCAGTAGTTACCATATTATCATAACTTGCATTACCATAACCAGGTTCACTTAATTGTGCCCATATATCCATCCATTCTCCATATTGTTTATCAATTGATTGACCACCAATTTCACATTCAACTGATTTTATTAAACCATTACCTAATTTTCTCATGAAACTATCTTTGGCAACTTTTCCAGCAACATCAGTGACATTTACTCCTTGATCATTTGTATACTCATGTGGGAAACTATTGAAAGTTACTTCTAAGTACATTCTGGTTACTAAATCACCGTTTCTTGCGATAGTGCAACTTGCTTTTTTACCAAAATCAACAGCTCCATTAAATGTTTGGCAAATTGATTCCATTGCAAAGTTTGTGTGCCTTCGGTAAACTACTTTGAAAAATGTAATTTGTGGGTTACCTGTTAAGTAAATATCTTGTGCGCCATAAGCAACCAATTGCATTAAACCTCCTCCCATTTTTTATTATAACTTTTACTAAGATTTTATTTTTAAAAAAAAATAATTAATTATATTTAATTGTTAATATAAATTAAGAATTATAAATTGTCATTATTGAAGAATTTAACATAACCGACAAATAACCATATTTTCCATTTGATAAAAAAGGTTGAAGAAATTCTTCAATATATTTCATTTCTGAATATAAATATTTTATATCAGATATTATTATTATATATATTAATAATGGTAGAAGTATATCTGTGCCAACATTAGTTAATTTACATTTATCTTTTAAATCATAACAAAGCATTTTAAATAACATTTCAATAATATATAATTTATCAATAGGTGAATTATATATATTTATAGAATTAATAGTATTAATATAATTATTAAAATTTAGTATTTCTAATATATTAGAATCTATTTTAATAAAATTAATATTATTAATATCATTTTTTTTTAATTTTTTTATCTTATTTAATAAATTAATATCAAAACTCTTATAATATATAATATAATTTATAAAAATAAAATTATAAATTTTATTATAGAAATACCTTTCTATAACTAATATTATTGACTCTATATATTGTTTATTCGAATAATTTAGAAATATTTGAATTATTATAATTACTATAAAATGTAAGCAAAGTTTAATATTAATATTTAATTCATTTATTTTTATAATATTATTGTTATTTTTATATTCTTCTATGAAAATATTAATAATTTTATGTATTTCAGAATTTTTATTATTCATTTTTTTATCTATAATATTCTCAATATTTTCATTAATTATACTTCTAGTAATATCTATATTAGTTTTATAATATTTTAAATACCAAATATTATTAATACTTATATCTTTAACCAAATGTGTACCAGAATTATCAAGATATTTGGATATTAATTTTATATTATCTATGGATTTTTTATAAGAAAATATATATTTATTATTATTTAATATCATTAAAAAATACCTTATGTTTATTAAGAAAATAATTATAATTAATACTATAAAATTTATAAAATTCGTATAATAATTTTATATATATATATACTATACAATGACGTCAATGTTAGATTATTTAAATTTAAAGAAATTAAAAAATATATATAAAGCACAGAATCAACTTGTTGAAAACAATAATTTTAATACGATAAATATAAACCCCGAGTATTTTTTTCCAATAAAACCACCAGATTTTAATCGTGAAAAAATTAATAAATTAGATATCGAAGCTTATTCTGCTAAAAAAATATACGCAGAATCAGTTTCATTAACGGAAAACACACATTATTATTTACCTTTAGTTAAAAATAATTCTTCAGAACAGACTATAACATATAATGAAGACATTTGGTTTGAACCCGGAAATAAAATAAGTTTTAAAGATAAACTAGTATTTAACATTAATGATAATGATGGGGTTAATAATGAACTTTTAAAATTAAGTAAGAATGAGGGTATAGTAATAAATGAGAAAATAATTGTTAATAATGATTTGGAGATAAAAGGAGATTTGATATATGGTGGGGCTAATTTTCATTTTGATTTTCCAGATAATGTAACAATTGGTGATCATAGTATTGATGTAGATGGATTTAATATTAATAATATTCATACACAAAATTTAAATGTTAGTGGTGTTACAAATATATGTGGTAAATTGGATTTAAAAGGAAATGCATCGTTATTACAAAACTTAGATATACGAGGTGTAACAAATATTTTGGAAAAGTTAAACGTACACGGTGAATCAAATCTTAATAAGTTATCTGTAAGTGGATTAACTAATATTCTGGATGATATCGTTATACATCAAAATGCTTCACTATTACGTAACCTGAATATATGTGGAATAAGTGATTTAATGGGAACATTAAAGGTACGCCAAAATGCATCATTCTTGAAAGATTTATACGTAGAAGGTTCAACTAATATTAATGATAAATTAAATGTTGTTAATAATATTAGTACTGAGAGTTTAGATGTAAATTCTGATTCAAATCTCAATGGTGAAGTAAAATTGTATAATAATTTAAATGTTAGTGGTGTTACTAATTTAAATAATAATTTAAAGGTTAATAAAAATACAAATTTAAATGGAACACTTTTAGTAAACGATACTGCTTCGTTAAATTCTGATCTAAATGTAAGTGGAATAAGTAATTTGAATAATAAATTAAATTTACAGGATAACGCATCATTTTCTAAAGAATTATATGTTAATGGTAAAACTAATTTAAATAATGAATTAACTGTAGCTGAAAATACTTATTTAAATAAAGGCTTGAATGTAGTAGAATTAGTTCAACTTCATTCCGATTTACATGTTAGTGGTGTTACTAATTTAAATAATAATTTAAAGGTTAATAAAAATACAAATTTAAATGGAACACTTTTAGTAAACAATACTGCTTCGTTAAATTCTGATCTAAATGTAAGCGGAATAAGTAATTTGAATAATAAATTAAATTTACAGGATAACGCATCATTTTCTAAAGAATTATATGTTAATGGTAAAACTAATTTAAATAATGAATTAACTGTATCTGAAAATACTTATTTAAATAAAGGCTTGAATGTAGTAGAATTAGTTCAACTTCATTCCGATTTACATGTAACTGGGGAAACTGAATTAGATGGAAAACTGATAGTTTATAATATTACAGATTTAAATTCGGATTTAAATGTTAGTGGTGTTACTAATTTAAATAATAATTTAAAGGTTAATAAAAATACAAATTTAAATGGAACACTTTTAGTAAACAATACTGCTTCGTTAAATTCTGATCTAAATGTAAGCGGAATAAGTAATTTGAATAATAAATTAAATTTACAGGATAACGCATCATTTTCTAAAGAATTATATGTTAATGGTAAAACTAATTTAAATAATGAATTAACTGTATCTGAAAATACTTATTTAAATAAAGGCTTGAATGTAGTAGAATTAGTTCAACTTCATTCCGATTTACATGTAACTGGGGAAACTGTATTAGATGGCATATTTATTGCAAATGAAAATGTATCTTTTACCAAAGATTTAAGTGTAAATGGTAATACTGAATTAGATGGAAAACTTATAGTTGATAATATTACAGATTTAAATTCAGATTTAAATGTAAATGGTATAAGTAATATCAATAATAAATTAAATATAAATGGTGAAAGTATTTTAAATAATAATTTAATTGTAAATAAAATTACAACCTTAAATTCGGATTTAAATGTAAGTGGAATTTCTCAATTTAATGGTGAACTCACTTTAAATGAAAATGCGTCTTTATTAAAATCATTATATGTTCAAGGTATCACTGAATTAAATAATAATTTAAATGTTTGTGGTATTACTACATTGAATTCTGATTTATATATATCTGAAAATACATATGTAAATAATGATTTGATAGTAACTGGATTAACTTCATTAAATAATTTAGCAAACTTTATGAATGGAGTTAATATTAAAAATGCTACAGATATAACTGGTAGCACCAATATAACTGGCAATACGAATATAAATGGCAATACGAGTATAACTGGTAATACTAATATAAATGGTTTATTAACTATATCGGATAAAATTGATACCGAATCACTAAACGTAAATGGAATAACTACATTGGGTGGTAAATTATATGTAGATGATATAGATACTATAAAATTGAATGTATTAAGTTTTTCAACATTCAATAATAATTTAAATATGTCCAATGGAGATATTATTATTAATAATGGAGAATTAAAAGTTAATAATGGTGGAATAAATATTACCGGCAATAGTATTTTTAATGATGAGGTTGTGTTAAAAGGGGTTACTAGAATCAATAATTCTACAATAGATAATTTAGAAGTTGATATTAATGCAAATATTAAACAACTTAATGTAAATGATAAAATTAATACTGAAAATTTAGAAGTAGTAAAATTTTCAACATTTTGTAATGATATAGTGGTGAAAGGGGATATTAATGCCGAATCAAATATAATTATAAATCAGGATACTTCTATAAATCAAGATTTATATGTTGAACGAAATACACAATTAAAAAATCTAAATGTATCAATTTTATCTGAATTAAATCAATTACAAGTTAATGATTTGAGTGTTTTAAATGGTCTTAATATAACTGGTAATACTCAATTATCAAGTGATTTAAATATAAATGGAACATTGTATGTTGCAAATAATACTACTCTTTCTGTTACTACAATTAATGGCGTATTAGATGCAAAAGATAAAGTAAATGCAGATAGTCTGAATGTGACAAATCATACAACTTTAAATAATGCTAATGTTATAGGTA